GCAACCGGCCCCCAACTGGCAGACACCGTTACACGGGATTATTTCACCCTCAGAGAGCGGCTGATGACGATGCAGAAGCAACTGGAAGGGGCGCAGGAATATATCCGTACTCAGTGCCTGAAATAAGTTTTGTTGATGCGCCGTATCGTCGCTGTATTCCCTCATTAACAGAGACCGCAGCCCGACAGGGAGACTCCTCTGCGCGAGTGTGCGGGGATAATCAAAAACGATACACACCGGGGTTTACCGCGTTAACGGAGCGCGGCGTTGTCCCCTCATAGTCGCCTGTCCGGTGCGATGGTGGAAGAAACCGGATGTTTATCACTATTAATTGATGACACAGAAATGGATTCATTGAATTTCAGCACGTTTTTGTATTCGTGTTATTGAACATCTGTTTATTTTACTTTTAACATATTGATAATAAAAAGAGCTGTAAATCTTTAGATGAGTCGATTTTGTCCGGGGAAGTTCAAATGGATTTTATGCTGACGGTTTCTGGTGTGGTTATCCTGTCCATTGCTTATACTGCAGATAAATATGGCTGCCATTTGTTATCACGTATTGGCGCTTATTGTTCGTTGATGCTGATTTTCTCGTCGCTTTTTTTTGAGTAAGTTATATTAATTATAACAAATAATTTTCTGTGTTATTTTTTCAGGCTATCCCGTCAGAGGGGAAGCCTGTACTGCCGGGGAGCGAATGGAAAACTGATGTGTCCGGTAACTGCGTGTTCTGTGAACACCATGTTACTTAATTATGTAATTCATACCCGAACTCTCTGTTGACAGCCTTCTTCTGCAGGCTTCAATAACCCACGCTGAAAAGTTTCCTGAACCTTTCAGATCAAGAGCGATGTTAATTTGTTCAATCATCTGGTTTGGAAATCGGATGTTGCGGGTTGTTGTTCTGCGGGTTCTGTTCTTTGATGACATAATGTTTCCCCATATTCAGTGTTGCTGATTTGTATTATCTGAAGTTGCTTTTACGTTAATTTGATGCAGATCAATTAATACGATACCTGCGTCATAATTGATTATTTCTCGTGGTTTGATGGCGTACACACATGTTGTGATAAACCTTATATAGATGATAATCATTATCATTTTCGTGGGTCCTTTCCGGCGATCCGACCGGTTACGGGGCGGCGACCTCGCGCGTTTTCACTATTTATGAGATTTTTTGAGGGGGTGGTTGTTGTTTAATTGTTTGGTATATCTAATTGATAAGTAAGGTGAAAATAAAATAAATACAACAACCTTACGATGTGTTTTGATGTCGTCAATGCGAAAAATGTCAATGATATCAAATGGTTTTGCAAAAACACATGGTTGTTGTTTCGCTTTTTATCGATGACTTATGGAGAGGAGATGGCCTTTTTATTGAATAAAAGTGATATGGCCTCCTCCATCGGTATCTCTGTTCAGGCATTTGATAAATGGGGCGTTCCTCCTGTTGAACGTCGGGGGAGGGAAGTTTTATATGACGTTAAAACTGTACTGGAGATAGATCGCGAGCGGCGACAACACAATCAGAGAACACCTGATGACGGGGGAGAACTGGAGGAAAGGCTGCTTCGGGCCAGAGCTGAACTGACAGAAGAACAGGCTGTAGCTCAAAAACTTAAAAATCAGGTAACCGAAGGTAAGCTCATCGATTCAGACTTCTGCGTTTTCGCCCTCAGCAAACTGGCGATGGCATTGTCCAGTACGCTTGATTCCATTCCGTTATCCATGCAGCGACAGTTCCCGGATTTAACGCCACGTCATATTGACCATCTGAAAACCCTTATTGCAAAGGGCGCAAATCAGTGTGCGCGGGCAGGGGATAAATTACCGGATTTGCTGGATGAATATATCAGAGCAACAACTGAATAATATGGTGGCCGCCGTTTCGGTTGCGCTGCAGCCTCTGGTCAGGGTTGTACCGATGACGGCAGTTGAATGGGCTGACCAGTATTATTATCTGCCGAAAGAATCCTCATACGGTGACGGCGAATGGAAAACGCTGCCGTTCCAGATCGCCATCATGAACAGTATGGGGAATGATCAGATCCGCACTGTTAATCTGATTAAATCTGCCCGTGTTGGCTATACAAAGATGTTGCTGGGAGTCGCCGGGTATTTTATTGAGCATAAATCCCGAAACAGTCTGCTTTTTCAGCCCACGGATTCTGCCGCTGAAGATTTTATGAAGTCTCACGTGGAGGCGACGATTCGGGACGTGCCATGCCTGAAAGATCTTTCCCCGTGGCTGGGTCGTAAACATCGTGACAATACTCTCATGCTGAAACGCTTTTCATCGGGGGTGGGCTTCTGGTGCCTGGGTGGTGCGGCAGCAAAAAACTACCGTGAAAAATCCGTGGACGTGGTCTGCTATGACGAACTTTCCTCGTTCGAGCCGGATGTCGAAAAAGAGGGCTCGCCAACCCTGCTGGGGGATAAGCGTATTGAGGGCTCGGTATGGCCAAAATCCATTCGCGGCTCGACGCCTAAAATAAAAGGCTCCTGCCAGATCGAAAAAGCGGCCAACGAGTCGGCGCATTTCATGCGTTTTTATGTGCCCTGCCCGCACTGTGGGGAGGCGCAGTATCTGAAATTTGGCGATGAGTCCACGCCTTTTGGCCTTAAATGGGAGAAGGACAGCCCCGAAAGCGTTTTCTACCTCTGTGAACATCATGGCTGCGTGATCCATCAGTCTGAGCTTGACCAGAGCAACGGGCGGTGGATCTGCGAAAACACGGGGATGTGGACCCGCGACGGTCTGACGTTTTTCAGCGCCGCGGATAATGAAATTCCGCCGCCGCGCTCCATCACGTTCCATATCTGGACAGCGTACAGTCCGTTCACCACCTGGGTACAGATTGTCTATGACTGGCTGGATGCACTGAAAGATCCCAACGGCCTGAAAACCTTTGTGAACACCACGCTGGGCGAGACCTGGGAAGAGGCCGTGGGCGAAAAACTCGATCACCAGGTGCTGATGGATAAGGTTGTGCGTTACACGGCTGCGGTGCCTTCCCGGGTGGTTTATCTGACGGCGGGCATTGACTCGCAGCGAAACCGTTTTGAGATGTATGTCTGGGGATGGGCTCCGGGAGAGGAAGCCTTTCTGGTGGATAAAATCATCATTATGGGGCGTCCCGATGAGGAAGAGACGCTGTTACGTGTGGATGTGGCGATCAACAAAAAATACCGCCATGCAGACGGAACCGAAATGACCATTTCCCGTGTCTGCTGGGACACCGGGGGGATCGATGGCGAAATTGTCTATCAGAGGTCAAAAAAACACGGTGTTTTCCGGGTGCTGCCGGTAAAAGGTGCATCTGTTTATGGCAAGCCGGTGATCACCATGCCAAAAACCCGCAATCAGCGGGGCGTGTATCTGTGCGAAGTGGGGACGGACACCGCAAAAGAAATTCTCTATGCCCGTATGAAAGCCGATCCCACGCCTGTGGATGAAGCCACGTCGTATGCCATCCGTTTTCCTGATGATCCGGAGATTTTTTCGCAGACAGAGGCGCAGCAACTGGTCGCGGAAGAGCTTGTGGAGAAGTGGGAAAAAGGAAAGATGCGTCTGCTGTGGGATAACAAAAAGCGGCGTAACGAAGCGCTGGACTGCCTGGTGTATGCCTACGCGGCATTACGTGTGTCCGTGCAACGCTGGCAGCTTGATCTGGCTGTACTGGCAAAATCCCGGGAAGAAGAGACGACCCGGCCAACCCTTAAAGAACTGGCAGCGAAGCTGTCCGGAGGAGTGAATGGTTACAGTCGCTGAACTGCAGGTGCTGCGTCAGGCGCGCCTTGATTTATTAACCGGTAAACGGGTGGTGTCTGTCCAGAAAGATGGTCGCAGAATTGAATATACGGCAGCTTCTCTGGATGAGCTTAACCGGGCGATCAATGATGCGGAGTCGGTACTGGGGACCCGC